CACCACGTATAATTAAAGCATTTAATTTAACTACTGTTGTTCCAGTATTTGTTAACCGGATCTGAAAATCTGCAGTATTAGTAGTTGAACTTAACCATTCCATATCCATTTTGACTGATACTGTTGGAGCAATATTAGTTAATTCTTGTAATCTTTGTTCTTTAGTAGTCATTTTTTGTTTATTTTAGTTATATCATCTTTAATATCCTTAGCTCTAGCAAATAATAACTTCATTGATTGCCATAAGTCTATGCCTTTTACTACTTTGTAGTTCTCATTAATACTCATTACTTCTATACTAGCTAGGACCAATGCTACTACTTTAGTTAACATAAATGGTACACTAAAAAAAGTTAGTATGATATCATTAAGAATAAATTTGTCTATAAGAAAAAACATAATTACAGTTACCTCATAAAGTGCTAATTTGCTAATTATACTTGATAGTTTTCTACTAGTAATTTTTTCATTTAACTTATTAGCTTTCCATATCCCTGTAAAAGTATCAATAGCTATTAATACTCCAATCATTAGCAGTATTCCTGAGATTGGTAAAAAGAATGCAAGGCAAATAGATATTAAAGTCAAAAGTTCTTGTTGTATAGATATTAGTAATAGTGATAATTGTGTTTTCATAATAAATAAAGTTTAATCAGCTTGTAACCAAAGTATACAAGTAGTATAATAAATAGTATTACCCCTAGTACAGCAAAGAAATTTACCCACCATGGAATGTATTTAATTTTTTCTGGTTTTAAAGTTTTGGTAACAACTCTGGTATGATAGACATCATTACCTTTAATTGTTTTATAGATTGTATGAACTTTAGCTTTTGTGTAATACACATTATCTTTAATCTTAGTTTGCACACTAACTAAAGTACCATCTTTATCTCTTAAGTCTTCTTTTAGTTTAGATATAATATTACCTAATGAATCACAATATAAAGTGTCAATTAAGGTTATAGTTTCTCCAGGTATTACAATTGTAGTATCTTTGATTTGTATTATAGTTACTGTACTATCTTTTTGTACACATAGTGGACAATACTTTGCTAATCTTTTTTCAAGAGAACAAGAACTAACTAAAATAATTAACAATAAATATAATAAATATTTCATATATATAATATAATAATTTTAATTATGTCCTAAAAAAACGTGTTTTGGGTTGTTTACTTCTATTGAGTTACTTCCAAAATCTATGTCTTGCTCACACATCACATCGTAATGGTAGCCATCAGCATATACAGGAGCATTAAGTTCATTGCCTTCTTCATCATAAATGCCATCAGTAGTGATAATTTTACCTATCTCAACTACTGCGTGGACACCCTCACAATAGTCAAGGATTCCTTTTTTTTGTAGGTCTTTTTCAGCATCTGCTTTAGTTATGTATTTGAGTTTGTAGATGTTCATTATAGAGTTGTTAAGGTTGCTAATTGTGCATTCGTTAATCTTGTAGGGAATAGAGTAGCTAATTCAATTCTGTCATTAAAGAAATCAGCAGTACTTGAAGAGCCTATACCAATTTGACTCGGTGCTACAGAAAAAGCTCCTGTACTTGCACTTGTTGCTATTTGTGTACCATTTAAGTATACAGCTGAATCACCTGTTTTGTATGCAATAGCAATCTTATTATTTCCATTTAAAACAGATATATTTGATTGAGTATAAACATCTACACTATTAGCTCTCCATTTTGCAGTATATTTATTTGAACCTGCTTCTTTTCTTATCCATACTTCATTATTAGCATCTGCAAATATTCTCATAACATAACCTGTTGAATAAGATGTCATTAAAGTATTATTGATTTCAGCATAGATAGTCCCTTGAGTCTGCCCTATCAAACTACTTATTCCTGTCTTACTAATTACATCAGCATTTCGTGTTACTGTAGCTGCTGTTGTTGAAATATAGGATGTTGGGGATGAGCCTGCTTCGAGTTGAGCTCCCCATACATCAAGGATTTCTCCTGCTGCAATAGGAGTACCTGATGTACCAAATATAAGTCCAACCCCAACATTTCCTGTAGTGTTTGGACTTGCTCTTGTAAATTCAAAACGTTGCCAAGTTTCTGTAACTGTAAAAGTAGAAGAAGGTGCAGTTGAAATAAATAGATCACTAATATTAAGCCTTATTGTACGACTTCCTGAACCAAGTGGTCTTTTTAACCATATAGAAAATGTATTTGAAATTTGAGATATTGCTGCTACAGTTTGTGATAAATAAGCAAATGAAACTGTTGAAGATGCCCAAGTATAAGCATCTGCAGTTAAAGTTCCACTTGGTGAAATAACTGAATTAGCTGAAATACTTCCTCCTATTCCTTTATCCCAAGCTGCATTATTAAACTGCTCACTATATAAAACTAAATTAGTCCTCTGCGGCTCTACCAATATACTTGGACAACTACCTAATGTATAATCTAAACGTGGAACATTGATAGCAACACTTTCTATAAGTCCTGCACTATTTACCCTTGTAGCTGTTGTTGCTCTTACAATATTCATATCGCCCAAAACTGTGTTTGGAATAACAGAATATAACTTGCTTGCCTTATAAGCGTTGGGTGTTACAATTAAACTTGCATCTGTTAATAAACTCATTATATATTATTTAAAAGTGTTAATTGAGCTAGTATACAAGGTTCAGCCTCGAACACACCTCCATCAGCTAATACCCTTGTCTTAAAAGAATCAACAATGCTAGTAACTACATCCCCCCCTCCATCTGTTATTATTGATGTGCCACTTGTACTACCAAGAACTTTATTAGTATTAATACTTGTAGACATTATAATGTATATGTATAAATAATAAGTGGATTTAATGTAGCTGAATTTTGATTAATGTATATTCTACTTGGATTAAAATAATTTAGTAATCCTGCGGCATCATAATTAATTGTTACACCTTTAGGAACAGAAACATAAGTAACACCATTATCTGTACTTACTAAAATAGAAACAGTAGTGTCTTGATTATAAATTGATAGTGTTAATAATTTTGCACTTCCTCCAGTATAAAAGGCCATATTTTTAAGTCCAGTAACTGTATTTATACCTGGCAAAATTGGTACATTAGCTTGATTATCACACAAAGTTGTAGAAACTGAATCACTACAAGCTCTTTGTCCTAATGGCCCTATAATATTTATATTAGTTGATGAAGCAATAGCATTAATAATACCTTGTAATCCTTTTAGCATTTTTAATTGCCAAGGAAAGTTATTTCCTTTTTGACCATCTGTTTTTAAATTTCCTACTGACATAGTTTTATATATTAAATGATGTTATATCTATAATATACAAAAAAATTTACAACTTTCCAAACATATATTTTTCTGCATTTTTAGTTGAATCATTATCTGCCAACATTTTTTTAATTATATCTTTATCTATATGTTTTGGATGTACCCACCAGTCTTCATAAGGACAATCATCATTTGGAGATATATTACTTGCTATTAGCATATAACCTTTACTTAATAAAAATTCTCTAGACTTTTTTCTAAATGATTGTGTTACATCTGTATAGTAGTCATGCTCATATGTAATTACTCCAAAAGTACATTGATCCCAAGGTAACATTGTAAGTATCTTATAAGTAGTTTCTGGTGGTTCACAATCAACTTGTAAGTAGTCAATATGACCTTTAAGTATAGAGTAATCAAACTTTGTAGCATCACATAATATAATCTCATTTTTTCTGTGTAATTTAAATTTTTCAACTTCATGTGGTAAAATTTCTAATGAAGTACCTGTCCATCCAAATTGTTCTAAAAGAGCTGTATTATTTCCATGAAATGGATCTGCTGCACCAATTTCAAAGTATGTTCCATTTCTTTTACCATTAACCATAGATAATGCAAACATATCTTGATATGTTTGAGAAAAGTTTTTTTCAATAGACTCTGATCCTGGGAACTTATATCTTAACTGATCATAAAATCCTTTGTAATATCTTAAAAAAGGATATGGTCCAGAATCTAAAAATGTAATATTAGATCGTACCATTTTTTGGTATGTTTCACTTAATTCTGTACTTTTATTAAGTAATTTAATAAACTCATCTTTAGATTCTTTTGATTTACCAATCCACCAAGCAGAAACTGCTTTTTGAAAATTAAGTTGATAGCTACCTTCATATCCTAGATTAGAAGTTACTGGTTTAGCATTTGCATAATATTTTAATCCTAATATAGCATAACTATACATTTGATTATATTTTTTTTGTTTTTCATAATATACACTTATAAATAAATATGCTTCCGGTCTTTCTGTATCAAAGTTAAGTGCATTAAGCCATAACCCTAATTCAGTAACTTCTCTTCTTTTAATATTAGATAAACATTTAGCAGTCATTAATAATGCTTCATATGTTTTATTTGAATTTTTTGAGTATTCTGCTGTTCTTAAATAAAAAGACATTGCAGATGCATAATGACCATTTAAAAAATAATATTCTCCTAATTCAAATGTAATATCTTCATTATATGGTTGATAAATAAAGTTTTCTAATTTTTTTGGAGTAACCGATATTAATGATTTTTTTATTTTAGGTTTTACAAGTTTTAAATTACATAATGTTTCTAAAAGATTAATAGGAAATTTAAGAATAAAAGCTGTAGAATCTTGAAATCCAAATGGTAATATAATATTATTACCATCAAAAGCTAAACCACAAGTAAATTCAATTGCTCCTGTCATAAATTTTAATTCAGAAGAATAAGCAACAATATTCCATTTTTTATCCCATATAATAAATCTATGGTAATAGTGAGAATCTTTATTTTTTTGTTCATTATACCAAAGGTCTACTTCATGTGTTACAGCAACATAATAATTTCCAATTGTAATAACTTGTGAACCACCTCTAATATCTCTTGGAAATTTTATTTTTTGTTCTACTAAAAAAACTGTTTCAGAAATACCTTTAATAGGATCTACTTTAACTACTTCAGTAGGATTAGTCCATTTAACATAATGATATGGTAAATCAAGAATAGGCATCCAGTTTTTTTCACAATAAGAACCTTTTGTAGGTGGTTCAATTCTAATTCTTTTAGTTTCTTTATTTTTATTATCTATTGTAGAAAGTTCCATTCTACCTTCTCCATTAGTAGTTGTATCTCTTCTAACTCCTGTAATAAATAAACTATTATCCCAATATACTACTCTTGCATCTTCAAGACCAATAAATTGCCAAATAGGTTTAACATCTAATTTAGAAGTATCTATTTTTTGATACTTATTAATAACTAATGTATTAGGATCTAATTCACATAAATAATTAATTGTTTTAAGAGTAAGATCATCTTCTGGGTTAAGATATGCTAATGGTCCCCATGAAGATTGAAATTTTTGTTCTCCTTCACTATGATATAATGCATATTTAACATGTCTAAGATTAAGAAAATAATGCCCCTTATGTATAAAAATAGAAGGATTAGTTAAACCTAACCCTTCTGTTATAGTAGCTGGTAACATTAAGTAATTTAAAGAACCTCCTTTTTGAAGGGCAAGTTGACATAGATTATTCATTTTCTGTATATTTTATTACAAATGTAATAAATTTATTTATACTTTAATGTTATAAACTATTTAAGTCTTCTATTATAACTGCTTCTTCTATAAATGATTCTTCTATAGGTGATTTATCATACCAAGTCCATCCTTCTACAGGATATGTATAAGAATCTTTATTATTTCTAACTAATTCATAATTTGGACCATATACAAAGTTAGGTGCATACTGCCAATTATTATCTTCTAATTTATAAAATCCTGATGTATCTTCCATAATTATCCTATTATTGTCCAATTTTTTGATGTTACTATTAATCTATCTGCTGTAGTTAAAGCTGCTGCTCCTGTTGCTCCAGTTATATTAATTGTTTTTGTTGTTGCTTGAGTTCCTTGAAGTGCCATATCATTAAATAATTGTACTATTTGTGCTGTACTCATATTAGTAAAAGATACATTTATTTGAGGAGATCCTCCTGTCCATTGTCCTGCTGAAGTATTTAAAAGTCTTACTGCTTGTGTATCTGTTTTAACGTTTAATCCATTTAATTGAAGTAAACTTAATGGTCCATAAAATGAAATTGCTGATCCACCTTTAAATCTATTGCTATTAAAAGTAGCGGCAGACATTAAAGGTGTTGCAGTTAAAGACCCAATTTTATCAAAGTTTGTAAGTGTAACCAAATCAGAACACCCTTGAATCATTGCATTAATGTCATTTACTAAAGACAACTGAGCAGCTCCAGGTAAAACACAAGTTTTAAGACTATTACAACCGGAAAAACATCCATTAAATGTTGTAACTGCTCCTACAGTATTTGGTAAAGTAATGTTGGTAAGTAAGATACAACTATTAAAAGTACCACTAAAGTTAGTACATGCAGACATTGAAGTAGGTAAAGTAACAGATGTAAGTCCTGTATTACCAGAAAAACAATTTGCCATTGTAGTAACAGCATTTAAACTTGAAGGAAATGTTAAACTTGATAAAGACCTTGCACCACTAAATGCAGATGAAAGAGTTGTTAAAGCATTCATAGAAGTAGGCATTGTAAAACTTGTTAATAGATAACAATTAACAAATGTTAATTGCATTCCTGATATTGAATTTTGAGCACCTGGGGTCCATGATATTGTTTTTAAACTAAAACAATTAAGAAATGTTTGATTAAAATTATTAAGTATATATCCAGAAGGAATTGTAACTTCTTGTAATTTTATGCAACCATTAAACGCAGATTGAAAAGTAACAGCAGCTGTTGGTGCTGCAGGTAATGTAATTTTAAGTAAAGAAACACATGCTAAGAATATATTGTTATATGCTCCACAACCTGGAGAAGTTGCAGGTAATATACAAGATGTTAATGAAGTACAACTATTAAAAGCACTCTCAAACGTACTAACATTCATATTTGATGGTAAAACAATGTTTTTTAATTGACGACAACTATTAAATGCACTGTTTAAAGAATACAGGGATAAAGGATTTGATACTGTAGCAGGGAAATATACAGTTTGTAAATTTACGGAGTCTTGAAAACAATTTTGCATATTAGCTCCTACCGTTGGCATACTTGTAAATTTTACCCATTCTAATTGCATGCAAGTGTAAAATGTAAATTGTAAGTTATTACAAGCATTAATAGAGGGTAATGTAACAGATCTCAAATTAGTACAGTTAAAAAAACAATTACCCAAATCAGTACAAGAATTCATTGTAGTTGGAAGAGTAACAGATCTTAAGTTACTACAACCAATAAATGAGGCATTCATATTTTGAATACCTGTTGAATTAGAAGGAAGTATAATTTCTAGTAAATTCCAACAATTTTGAAATGCACTTGCATATGAAGTTACAGCAGAATTAGAAGTTGGCATAACAACTTTAAGTAAGGAAAAGCAATAACTAAAAGTTGTAGTCCATGTTGTCCAAGATACTGTTGCTGGTAATTTTACAAATTGTAAATTGCTATATATAGATAAACAAGAACTACCTATGATTGAATAAAAATTAACAGGAGTTGCATTTTGTGTGCTATTTCCATAATATGCTTCTAATACATGACAAATTTGAGGACTACCAACTGCAGTACTAGCAGTATTTAGAATAGCCATTATATTACAGTTATTTAAAACTGATACTCCAGTTCCTGTAAAATAAACTCTAATTTTAAATGTTGTGTAACCTAAAGATGGACAAGGTGTTCCTGTTCCTGGAGTATATGTATGAGTAGTATCTGTTGAAAAAGTATTTGTAACTGTACTAGTAAATCCATCTCCCCAATCTATAGTTATATTTTGGGTGCCTGATGTTCTTGTAAATGTTGTTCTAATTTGACATGCTGCATCTCCAAGATCACAAAATAAAAATTGTACTTCTGTAGCTACATCTGTAATTACAGGCCAACATGCAGGTCTTGAATATACTGCTGGACCTGTTGTTCTACTAAAATAATTTTGTAATGGTAAGTTAAATGCCATGGTTATACTGTTGGGAATATAGTTATTTCTCCTAATATATTTGTTTGAGGTGGAAATAATGAATAAAATGTACATGATCCTGCACCTACTGTTACTTCAGATTGCATTCCACAAGTTGTTACTTCAAGATAACTAGCTCTATCAGGAGTAAAGTCTACTCTTGTATTTACTGTTATGTTTGTATTAGAAAATGTATATGTATAGTATCCACTTACAAGTGACCAACTTGCTGAAGTTAATGTTTGAGATGCTAGTCTTATTGTAGAACTTCCTCCTCCTCCTATAGGTACACCATTAATGTTCATAACATCCTTTTTATTTATTTATTTATTTTATACGAAAATCCAAGTATTATCCGGATCAAATCTCATAATCCATATTGTTGGTGTGTCTGTGCTTTGATGATAAGCATAACCCAAGATGCGTACATAATCTTTGGTAGGTAATGTAGTGGATAATAGACCAGTAGTAGTAGCACCTTTAATGTAGATAGGAAGGCCGTGGTCTAATGCAGTTACAAAAGGTGCTAAACCATTATTTGTATCTTCAACCTGCACATGCCCTTCTAAAAGAATTTTAATAGTACCAGAACCAGCAGATTCAACATATATCCCTAACATTTTTGTTGATGAGGCAGTTGATTGGTCAGCCATCTCCCAAGTACCATCAGTTCTTAAAGAAACCAAACTATAAAGGGTTGGTGCTGAATAATAGGTTCCTTCAATGACATCACCCTCATAGTAAAATGTAGGTGATAGGGCATTATTAAATGAAAAAAATCTTTGTATGTTTATATCTTTATACCATAAAGAATATAAATTACCATATGCTATAAAATCAGATAACCAACTAAATGCTATGGTTGTACCACTTGGTGTAATCAATTGACCATTTTGAGTATCAATGTTTGGGTAAGTAGAACTTGTAGTTAACAGTCTATCATTTATTGTTAGTATACTTCCATCAAAAGTTAAATTAGATTCAGCAACTATTGCACCAGCACCATTTGAAGTTAAAACTTCATTATTACTTCCAGGTACAGTTGGTGAAGGTCCTAATAGACCTTGGATTCCTTGTATACCTTGTGTACCACTACCAGTTGAACCTTGACTACCAATTGTACCTTGTATACCATCAGTACCTTGTGCACCATCAGTACCTTGTAAACCACCTGCACCAATAATTCCCTGTATTCCTTGAGTTCCTTGTAAGCCAATAATACCCTGAGTACCCTGGGCTCCAGTCAAACCTGTAGTACCAGTAGAACCTTGGCTACCAGTTAGACCTTGAACTCCTAATGTTCCCTGTGCACCTTGACTACCAGTGGTTCCCTGTGAGCCATTTATTCCACTTGTACCTTGAGAACCTGTATTACCTTGAGCTCCAATAGAACCATTAGCACCTTGTGTACCTGTAGCACCTTGTGTTCCAATTCCACCTGTAGTACCTTGATTTCCAGTAGATCCAATTGTACCCTGACTACCAATTGCTCCTTGAGAACCAGTATTTCCTGTTGTACCTGTGGTTCCCTGAAATCCTGTTGTTCCTTGGGATCCAGTAGTCCCAATTGTACCTTGAGAGCCAATAGCTCCTTGACTACCTATTCCTCCAGTTGTTCCTGTAGCACCTTGTGAACCAATACTACCTTGAGTACCAGTTGTTCCAGTAAAACCCTGACTTCCTGTTGCTCCTGTTGCTCCTTGGGATCCAATAAATCCTTGGCTACCAACTGTTCCCTGAGTCCCTGTTGCTCCAGTAGATCCAATAGCTCCCTGAGAACCAATTGTTCCTTGGGTTCCGGTTGTTCCTGTAGTTCCTTGTGATCCAACTGTTCCTTGTAATCCAGTACTTCCACTTGTACCTTGACTACCACTTGTACCTTGACTACCACTTGTACCTAAAATTCCTTGTGCACCTTGTGCACCCTGAGTACCAACAGAACCTTGAGATCCAACGGCACCCTGAGCTCCAATAGTTCCTTGTGTTCCAATGCTACCTTGAGTTCCAATAGCTCCTTGAGTACCCTGGGATCCAACTGCACCCTGGCTACCTGTAGAACCAGTTGCTCCAGTACTTCCTTGACTTCCTGTAGATCCGGTAGTTCCAATAGATCCCTGAGAGCCTATTGCACCTTGTGATCCTGCATTACCTGTAGTACCAGTTGTTCCTTGTGCACCCACTGCTCCTTGTGAACCTATAGAACCAGTTGAACCTTGACTACCACTTGTACCAATATTACCTTGTGTACCAGTAGTACCTTGAGTTCCAGTAGCACCTTGAGTACCAATATTACCTTGTGTTCCAGTTGCTCCTTGTGATCCCGTAGCCCCAGTTGTACCTATAGTTCCTTGAGAACCAATAGCACCTTGAGTACCATTAGTACCTTGTGAGCCATTAGTTCCAGTTGTTCCTTGAGTACCGATAGCACCTTGTGAACCAGTTGTACCATTCGTGCCTTGAGTTCCTTGTGTTCCAATTATACCTTGTAAACCAGTAGAACCTGTTGTTCCTTGGGATCCTGTAGTTCCATTTAATCCTTGGGCACCAACAGTTCCTTGAGATCCAACATTTCCTAAAGCACCTTGAGAACCTTGAGTGCCTTGTACTCCTACTGAACCTTGTGAACCTACAGTACCTTGATTTCCAGTTGTACCTTGATTACCTGTTAATCCAGTTGAACCTTGGGTTCCTGTTGCACCTTGAGCTCCACTACCTGTTGCACCTTGTGCACCAACTGCTCCTTGTGCACCAGTTAATCCTATAAAACCTTGTGTTCCTTGACTTCCGGTAGTACCTGTATTACCAATAAATCCTTGTATTCCTTGACTACCAATTGCTCCTTGGGTTCCAATTGATCCTGTGCTACCTTGAGAACCAGCTGTTCCCGTAGTACCTGTTGTACCTTGGGATCCTGTGGCTCCTTGACTACCAATAGTTCCTATAGAACCCTGAGAACCTGTTGTTCCAACTGAACCTTGAAGTCCTGTTGAACCCTGTAAACCAGTAGTTCCTTGTATACCTTGTATGCCCTGAGTACCTTGTGTTCCAATTGATCCTTGAGTTCCTGTAGTACCTTGTATTCCTTGAGATCCTTGTGGTCCTAATTGAGTATAAGTTACTTGGAAAGTATTAATGATTACAGAAGGAACAGCTGGATGAGGTGCTGATGCCGCATCATATTCTAATCTGATATTTATGTTATTAGTAGCCCATGCAATTTCATAATAATCTCCAGCTACTACTGTAAATAGAAAATCTAATGATGATACATTAAAAGCAAGATTAGAAGGTACTAAATATTTTGTATTTGAATCAGGAACAACAGTTCCATTCTTTTTTAACCAAATATCTATTACATCACCTGATCCTCCACCTCCGGTATAATGTAACTGAACTGAAAAATTAAAAGCATAAGTACCAGCACTTGAATATGTTACTCGGGTTCCTGATACAAGACTTACACCATTAGCATAAGAAATTGTATTAGCAGTCATTATGTATTCTGTATTGATTGCTGCAGCAGTTTGATCTACTGTTGAATACCATGATCCATAATTAGCTACAACACCACCTGTACCAGAAACACCTTGAACACCTTGAACACCTTGAAGTCCTAACAATCCTTGTGTTCCTTGAGAACCTTGAGTTCCTGTTAAACCTTGTGTACCAGTTGTTCCTTGGATGCCTTGAGCTCCCTGACTACCAGTAACACCAATATTTCCTTGTGTGCCTGTTGCTCCTTGCATTCCAGTATTACCTGTAGTACCTTGATTACCAGTATCTCCTTTAAATCCTTGTATACCAATACTTCCTTGTGAACCTATACTTCCTGTTGATCCTTGTGAACCAATATTACCTACTGTACCTTGTGTTCCTTGAGAACCAACAAAACCCTGTATACCTTGTGTACCTGTAGTTCCTTGTGTACCAGTAGTACCAGTAAAACCTTGACTACCTTGACTACCTGTAGCACCAGTTGTACCAATAGATCCTTGAGATCCTATATTTCCAACAGCACCTTGAGAACCTATATTGCCTTGACTTCCAGTGCTACCTTGACTACCATTACTTCCGGCTGCACCTTGAGAACCTGCATTACCTGTATTTCCTTGAATACCTGTATTTCCTTGAATACCTGTATTTCCTTGTACACCATTTATACCAATTTGTCCTTGTATACCTTGTGTACCTTGAACTCCTATTCCAGTAGATCCTTGTACTCCTTGAATACCAACTCCACCAGTAAATCCTTGTAAACCTTGACTACCTTGAGCACCTTGATATCCTTGGATGCCTATTCCAACAAATCCTTGTACTCCTGTAGGGCCTTGAATACCAGGAGGACCTTGATAACCTTGAACACCTGTTCCAACAAAACCTTGAATTCCTTGTGGACCATTAAAACCTTGAATACCTTGAATGCCTTGTATTCCTTGGATTCCCTGAATACCTACATTACCTTGTATACCAGTGGTTCCTTGTACACCTTGTCCTGCAAATGCACCTGAAATACCTTGGACTCCTTGGACTCCTTGAATACCTTGGACACCTATATTTCCTTCATTACAAAGCCAATTAACTATTTCATTTAAACCTTGTGCTACTGAAGTATACTGAGTTATTATTGTAGTTCCTTGGCAAATAATATTTTCTCCAAAATATATAACACAATCTGCATCATATACTTCTGAACATTGTTCAGGATCAGGACATGTAAATTGAGGTTCACATGAAATAGGTGTAGTTAACCCATCATTACAAAAAAAATTTTGATTGGGTTGATTATTGTCCATTTAGGTATTAATAGTTTTTAAGTAAACCCAGATTAAAATATTT